GTTGTGAGCTGCTCGGGGCTGAACGCCACAGCGAGGCTCCTCTCCTGCGTGTCGGTGATGGTTGGCCCGCCGGCGGATGCGGCGGGAGTCTGTCGTGCCGGGATGCGCGGGGCGGGTGCGGCCGCCCGGCCGGCGTACGCGTAGGGCAGGTCGGCGAGGTCGAAGCGGCCGGGGTCGCGCAGGGTGTCCCACATGTCCCAGAAGGAGCCGGAGCCGCCTGGGGTGATCTGCTCACCGTCGGCGGTGCCGGTCTCGTCGGCGGCCGCGACGCGGTCGGCCAGGCCGGCCTCCACAGCCTCCTCGGCGGTGTACCAGGTCTCCTCCTCCATCACCACGCGCCAGTCGGCGGTGGTGCCGCCGGTGCGGGCCGCGTAGGTGGAGGCGAGGGCGTTGCTGGTGGAGTCGAGCATCTCCGCGGCCTTGCGCATCTCGGCGGCGTTGCCCATCGCGTAACCCCAGGCGTCGTGCACCATCATTTGGCTGCCGAGACCCATGACCACCTCGTCGCCAGCCATCGCGATGACGCTGGCGGCCGAGGCGGCCATGCCGTCCACCCGAACCACAATCCGGGCCCGGTGGGCGCGCAGCACGTTGGCGATCGCCACCCCCTCGCTGGCGTCACCACCTGGGCTGTTGAGATGCAGCACGATCCGGTCGACGTCGAGGCTGGCGACGTCGCGGACGAAGTCGTCGGCGGTCATGCCGAACCAGCCGCCGATCCGGTCGTAGACGTACACGTCAGCGCTGGCCTGCTTGGTCACCTCACCGTCGCCGGGGTCGGCGGCGAGCGCCTGGACGGCTCCGATGTGGTACCAGCCCTGTTGGCCAGCAGCAGCTTGGCCGATCTTGGCGAACCTCGCCAGCTGGGGCATCGCGTCCAGCAGGTTGCCGCGGTGAGCCCGGGGTGGGCGCCGTCGGGTGCGTGTGGTCACTGATCCTCCGAAGTGCTCGGGGTCGCCGCGGGACGCGGATCCTTGGGCGGAAGGCCAAACTGCTGCCGGGCGGCTTCCTCGAGGGCGCGGTCGGGCAGCAGGATCCCGGCGTCGGTGAGCATCTTGATCGCCTGCGCGGTGGCAGCCTGCCGAGAGCCGATCTCGTCGAAAGTGATCCGTGGCGCCGGTTCCGTCTCGCCGAAGTTGAAATCGACCATGTCCTCGACGACGTGCTGGGTGACCGTGTCGGCAACCTGCTGGGCCAAGGTCTGCAACGACAAGGTGAAGAAGTCGGCGAAGGTGGAGCCCAACGCCCACGATCCCGTCTGCGTGCCGAGATTCAAGAAATGCGCCAATACGGCGCGGCCGATCTGCTCGTCGTGATACCGGATCGACGGCAGCGCGGTCGGCAGTTCACCCTCGACGCCGGCGAGGCGAAGCTTGGCGCCGCTCGGGGTGGCGGCACCCGACGAGTCCCCGGCGCGCCACTTCTTGGCCATCTCAAGGCCGCTGGACAGGTCGGTCTCGCCCTCGCCGGCCTCGTAGACCGGGATGCCCATGCCGTTGCGTTCGATGGTCTGCGCGTCGACTCGCAGTAGCCGGTCCTTGATGAGCCAGTTCTTGTACGCCGGGCGTAGCAGGGACCGGCCGAGCCAGTTGCCGCCCTCCCGCTCGTGCACGTAGGCGACGAGACGGTTTACCGGGATGTCACGCTGCGGCAGGCCAGTCTTGGCTGCGTACTGCCGGATCGCGATCAACCCGCCGTCCTCAGCGACCTTGACCTCTTCGATCGTGCGCGGCATCCGCGGTGCCAGCTTGCGCAACCGGGCGTACTGACCATCGATCCGGTACACCTGCTCGAAGAACATGTGCCCGAACGGCAGCATCAGCAGGGCCTGACGCAAGTGCTCCGGCCAGCTGAATCGGTCCCTGGTGCGCAGCGGCGGATCGACCGGCAGCGGGTCGCCGACCACCGGCAGGCCGAGATCCTCGGCGACCAGCCGTACCACCTCGTCGCGGGCTCCGGCCGGATCAATGTGCCACGGGGTACGCCGAACAGGCAGGGTGACCGCACGCAGCACGGAGGTGACCTGGCTGTCCTGGCTGCGCATCGCGTCGTAGACCTCGACGGAGTGCGGCCATCGCAGCTCAGGCGTCGGCTCGTCATCGAGCTGAGTCCACCAGCCGTTGGTGGCGACATTCTGGGCGTACCCGATCTCGGACACCGGCGCGGTGACCATGGCATCCTCCGATCAAAAGCCGGCCGTGGCCAGCGCGTTGGTCTCCGAGAGGCCGTCCACGGCCGGGGCATTCATCGGCGCAGGTGGTGGCGGCAGCTCGGGTGGAACCACGGACAACTTCCAAAAGGCCTCGGTCGCGCCCACCACCGGGCAGATATCGGCGTCCGACCGCCGCCGGGACCAGGCCCACAGTCCGTCACCGATGTCACGCTCCGCGGCGCCGGCAATCGCTCGAGCCATTACCAGGTCGCCCAGGTGTCGGACCTCCTGAGCGTCGATCGCCTGGGAAAACGCCTCGCACGCCTGGCCGACCTCGCGCGTAGTCATCTCGCGCGGTTCAATGCCCGCCTCGCGCAACTTCGGCAGCAGCGCGCCGGCTGGACCGGCCGGGTCGAGCACCCAGTCCAGCGGCCGGTGCCGGGACTTAAGCTCGACCGCCCGGGCAACCACCCAATCGGCGCCTGGTGCGTGCGCCACGACCTCAATGTGTGGCAGGCCGTCCGGGCGGTACATGCACGCCACGATCGCCGCGGACTTCGACTTGGGCGCCACGTCGATCGCGAGCACCGGCCGGGTTGTCGGCGCCGAGTTCGCGTCGAAACACTCGGCCCACGACGCGAGCAACTCGCTGTTGATACCGGCTGGGCTGTCCCACCAGACCATGAACTCGCGACCGAATTCGTCCGGCGGCATCGACTGCCGCATCGCCCGGACCGTCTCCACCGTGACCCGCCGCCCGAGCGCCGGCATGATGCGCGACCAGCGTTGCTCGTCATCGAACGCGCAGCCCCGCGCGGTCTTCGCGTGGTCGCAGTCATCCTCGGCGCAGCCACTGTGTGCCTTCCGGTCGCCGTACTCGACGTACACCTGCCGGGGTGATGAGCCGGCGCGGCCGCGATCCTTGATCTCGTGCAGGACCTCCGAGTCCGCCTTGCCGGCGGAAGACGCCACGACTACCTGCGGATCGGGCACCGCGGCCAGCGTCGGCAACAGCGCACCCATGTGGGTGGGCAGCAGCGCGAAGCCTTCGTCGAGGACGACCTTCCACCCGGTCAAGCCGCGGGCGCCGCCCTTGGTGCGGGCCTTGTACTTGATCCGCTGGCCCGTGGTCAGCTCGATCGCCCAACGGCCGTTGCCCTCGCTGATCCCCTGGCGCTCACCGCGAGTCGGCGCCAGCCGCTTCGACAGCGCCGGGGTCGACTCGATCAGCTCGGCGAGCTCCCGGAACGCCTCCGCGGTGGTGTCCAATTCGTGTGCCGAGTGGACGACCAGCCGTTGTTCGGTGACGTACAGCCAGCCGAGCTCCATCTGCTTGATCGAACCTGTCTTGAACTGCTGCCGCGGGCCGATGATGTCGATCTCGAACGCCGCCGACTTGCCGTTGGAGCCGATGGCGAACGTCAGATCGAGGATCAGCTCTTGCTCCGGGTCAGGGGTGAACCCGGCGATCGCGCAGATCTCCGCGACCTCGGGGCCATAGGTCTCGACATAAACCGGGTGGCTGAGCCAGGTCGGCTCAACCAGCCGTCGCGCGAGCACGCTTGGCATCGCGGCGCCTGCCAATCTCATCGACCGGGTCGGACTGCTTACCGCTGGCGCCGAGTGCGGCCATCAACTGGGAGTGCTCTTTGCTGAGGGTCGCCAGGGCCGAGCCGGTCTCGGCGCCGCTCGACATCCGGCGAGCCACGATCAAGACCTGCTGCCCGAGCATCGAGTCCAGCTGACCGGCCTGCTCGAGCGCGCGGCGTGTGGCTACCTCGAAATCCGACAGCGCCGGCGGCTTCTGTACTTCCGGTGCCGGTTCCGCCGCTCGCACCTTGGGCGTGGGCTTCTTACGGGCTCGCCGACCGGACTTCGGGACGCTCGGGTCCTTGGGCGCGCGGTGTGCCCGCTTCCGGCAGGTCGCCGAGGCGAACCGCGCGGACGAACGCTGCGCCTCGAACACCTTCCCGCATCCGCACTCGCACGTGACCTGCACTTTCACCGCCCTTGGCGTGACGTTCTGCGCAGGTCACGGCAACGCAAACGTGGCCTGATCACCTGGGGAGAGAGGCTGCTGACTGGCGCGGGGGTCACCGGCTCTGATGATCAGATTTTCTGAGGATCGATCACCACTGACGCGAGTGCCTCAGCGCGGTGCGTTTGC